TGTTAGGTGGTGTTTCATTAAATGGTGCAGAAATTTATTCACAAGCATTAGCTGAGATTGAAAAACTAGAAACAGATATTAGAAGTACATACGAATTAAATCCAGCAATGATGATAGGATAATGACATGCCAGTTAATCACTACTTTCAGGCAGGTAAGGGCATTGGTAACCACGCAGAGAAAAGGTTACACGAAGATTTAATCGTTGAAGGCCTAAAGATTTATGGCCAAGATGTTCACTACCTACCTCGTACATTAGTTAATCAAGACCTTATTTTAGGAGAGGACACCTCTTCTCGTTTTGATGATAGCTATGCTATCGAAATGTACTTTGAAACAAATGAAGGTTTTGCTGGCGACCAAGAATTAATCAACAAGTTTGGTTTAGAAATAAGAGACGATACAACCTTAATGGTTGCTAAGAGAAGTTGGGATTATTTAGTTGGTAATAAATCAAATCTAATAGCTGCAGGTAGACCAAATGAGGGTGATGTAATTTATGTACCCTTAATGAATTCGTTTTTTGAAATACTATTTGTAGAAGACCAAGAGCCTTTCTTTCAATTAGGCAACTTACCAGTTTACAAACTTCGTGTCACTCGTTGGGAATATTCAAACGAACAAATCAATACAGGCGTTGAGGGTATTGATAAGGCTGAAGATGAGTATTCATTAAATTACTTTAAACATAAGATGTCATTAGAAGATGGCCAGGCTGCATTAGATGGCGAAGGCTCAATTATGTTAGAACAAGGTTATAACACAGGTAAAAATGCTTTCTTAATGTTAGAAACTTATGTTGGAGAAAGTCCAGAATTTACACAAACACAATCAGCATATGCAGACAATCTAAATTTAAATACAGAAGCGGGTTATACAACTGAAAGTCTTGCAGACGATATCATAGACTTTAGCGAAAGAAACCCATTTGGGGAGATTGATGAATAATGGATAGAGATAGAACAAAACAATTATTAGAACATACTAATAAAATGAATAAACAAAAAAAAGAACTAGAGATGTCTAAAAATTTAAGAAAAGAAGTTGAAATTGGTGCAACAGGCACACAAAGATATAGAATTAAAAACGGACCTAATAAAGGTAAGATACTATAATGTTTGGTAACCATTATTATAATCAAAGTTTTAGAAAGTTGACCGTAGCGTTTGGTCAAATTTTTAATAATATACTTGTACAAACAAAAAACAAAACTGGTGGTGTGACAGGTCGAATGAGAGTACCTTTAGCATATGCACCAAAAGAAAAGTTTATACAAAGATTAGACCAACAATCTGATTTAAATAACAGAGAGTTTGCTGTTGTATTGCCTAGAATGGGATTTGAGATTACAGGTTTGGCATATGATGGTTCAAGAAAACTAACTAGAGTACAGAAAAGAGTTAAGGTTAAAAATGATGAGACTATGAATTTTAATTATCAACCTGTACCTTATGATATTAGTTTTAATTTATATACATTTACAGCAACTGCCGAAAATGGTTTGCAAATTATTGAACAGATATTACCTTACTTTCAACCAGATTATACGGTAACAATTAATGCCGTTCCTGAAATGGATATTAAAACAGATGTACCTATTATTCTAAATGGTGTACAATATGAAGATACTTATGATGGTAGTTTTACAAATAGAAGAGCAGTAATTTATACATTAGGATTTACAGCAAAAACATATCTATATGGTCCTATGAATAACAGTAAGATTATTAGAAAGGTAACAGCTGACGCTTCTGCTGATTTACCAAATGCATTAACACAAGAGAAAATAGTTATTCAACCTAATCCAACAAGTGCAGACGCAGATGACGATTTCGGATTTACAACAACAATAACTTTTTATGAGAACGGTGAACAATAATGAGCAAATTAGAAGATAGCGTAAACGATTTATTAGGTATTGAAAAGAAAAGTGAGGTTGCAATTTCAGACTTTGAACAACCAGCACCAGTACCTAGAACAATAGATGAAAAGAAAGACGATATTGATAATGATTATACAAACAGTAGAGACAACTATTATCATTTAATTGACAAAGGTAATGAAGCTATTGAAGGTATATTAGAAATTGCTAAAGAGGGTCAACACCCTAGAGCATATGAAGTTGCAGGACAATTAATAGGTCAGGTCGCAACAACAGTAGATAAACTACAAGACTTGCAAAAGAAACTAAAAGATTTAAAAGAATTACCAAAGTCAGCTAATACACAAATAAAAAATGCTTTATTTGTTGGTTCAACAAACGAACTACAAAAAATGTTAAATAGGAAAGATGATGATGAAATTATTGAAGGCACAACTAAAAGTACCGAAGAAGAAAAAATTTAATCTAGCAGATTTAACCTACATTAAATCTATGACACCTTTACCAGAATTGCTACAAGGTGAAGAGTTAATAAATCCTATCGAAGTATTAAGACATTCCGTTTCAAAGACACCAAGATATGGTGCTGGTGGTCAACCATATTTTGAGAAAGAGTTTAGTGTATGGCGAGGTAGTCAAAGAGTACAAGCGGCTATTAAACTAGGTTATACACATATTGAGGGTGTAGTAATTAATGATTGATTTAAAAAATAATAGATATCAAATATTTGATGATTTAGTATCAAAAGATACACAAGATTATATAGAAGAAAACTTATTAGACAGTAATCAATTTCCATGGTTTTATAATGAAAACTCGGTCAATGATTATGAAGATGATTTTGGATTACCATTCTATGATTATATGCAATTTGCACATGCATTTGTAATAGATAAAGTACCCAATTCAGCATTTAAAGTGCCTATTTTAGATAGACTATTAAATGAACTTAATGTGAAACAAACAATTATCCGTGCAAAAGCAAACTTAAAACCAATTTGTCCTTATGGTGATTTAGAAAAACACAATAGAGCTCACAGAGACCAACATGAAGACCATTTTGTAGGTCTTTATTATGTAAATGAGAGTGATGGAGATACATGGTTGTTTAATGATGATAAGACGGTTATGACAAGAATAAGACATAAAAGAGGTAGAATGGTATTTTTTGACGGACAAATATTACATGCAGCTTCACACCCATATTACGCAAAGAAAAGAATATCAATTAACATAGATTTTAAAAAATGAGTGACGCATATCTAGGAAATCCGAATTTAAAAAAGGTTAACACACCTATTGAATTCACTAAAGAACAGATAAAAGAGTACCAGAAATGTGCTAAAGACCCTATCTATTTTATGACCAATTACATCCGTATTGTGTCACTAGACGAGGGTTTAGTGCCGTTCAAGATGTACGACTTTCAAAAACATATCGTAAGGACAATCCATGACAACCGTTTCACAATTTGTAAATTACCTAGGCAGTCTGGTAAATCTACCACTACTGTATCATATCTATTGCATTATGCCTTATTTAATCCTAATTCTAATATTGCTATTCTAGCAAACAAATCATCTACTGCTAGAGATATTTTAGGTAGAGTACAGTTAGCATATGAAAACTTACCAAAGTGGTTACAACAAGGTGTTATTAACTGGAACAAAGGTAACATTGAATTAGAAAACAAGTCAGTCATTGTGGCGGCTGCAACATCTTCAAGTGCTATTCGAGGTGGTTCTTATAACATTATATTTCTTGATGAGTTTGCTTTCGTACCTGCTAATATAGCAGAGATGTTTTTTAGTGCTGTATATCCTACTATATCTGCTGGTACTAAAACAAAAATGATTATCGTATCTACACCATACGGTATGAACCAGTTTTATAAGTTATGGACAGACGCAGAGAACAAACGAAACGATTATGTACCTATTGAAGTACATTGGTCAGAGGTGCCAGGGAGAGATGAGGCCTGGAAAGAGGCAACTATTAGAAACACCTCACCCGAGCAATTTCAACAAGAGTTTGAGTGTGAGTTTTTAGGTTCTGTTAATACACTTATTAGTCCTGCTAAAATTAAAAATATGGCTTTTACCACACCATTGCAATCAAATGCTGGTTTAGATGTTTATGAAAGACCTAATA